ATTGGGCAGGTAACGGCATCATGATCGACTCACTCGAAGCAAACTTCGAGGCCGCAGGCGTCGCCACCGCGACGTTCAGTTTCACAGGTACGATGACCTTCAGCTAACCACCTACGTGAACGGGGATACGCCATGTTTCCACAACTGAACATCTACCTAGACGGATCGAAGGAACCCGTCGTCGTGCAAACCACTTCGATGGATTTCTGGACGTATGAGGAACTCGCCGCGAAGCACAAAACGCCGACCAGCGAACACGGGATGCGGCTCACCGTCGCCTACTCCCACATCGAGGGCAAGGATCCACACAGCTTCGCAGACGTGAAAGCTTGGGCCAAAATGCACCAGACCCAAGTGACACTCGGCGAGGCCCCGGACCCTACCCAGCCGGATCACACCGGCGCCTCATAGTCCAAGCCGCAATCCGGCTAGGTCGACCCATCGAGGAAGTCCTCGCGTATCCGCCGGACCTCCTCACCACCATCATCGAGGAGCTCACCCGTGGCGATAACTGAGGCATACGTAGACGGCCTCAATCAAGTGCTGCGGGCCCTCCGGGCGTTGCCCAAAGAGGCTAACGACGAAATGCGGAAAGCCTCGAAAGATATCGCCGAAAGATACATGGCACCCGCGTGGCGGGACGCCGCCCAAAACGCAGGACCCTGGGGCCCGAAAATCGCCGAATCGGTGAAAGTGCGGCGCGACCGTGTACCGGCCGTACAAATCGGCGGGAACCGTCGAGTATTCAGCGGAGGCGCAACCGCCACCATGGTGCGTTACCCGTCCGACTCCGGCCAGAAACGCGACTCGTGGGCACCATTCGAGAAAACCGATTGGATCACCCTGTCGCGCGGGTACCAGGAGCCCGCCCTGCGGGAGTGGGCTAAGGCTGTCGACGACGTCGTACGAAAATGGGAGAGAATGTAGCCGTGGCAAAAACTCTGACCATCTTTCTAGCCGCCGATACTAAGCAACTTTCGCGAGCGCTCAACAGCGCCAACAAAGATTTGACAGGTTTCGGCGGAACCCTCAAGAACATGCTCGGCCCGGCCCTGATCGGCGCGACGGCCGCAGCCGGTGCCCTGGCCGTGAAACTCGGCGTCGACGGAGTTCAGGCCGCCATCGAGGATCAGAAAGCCGCCGAAAGCCTCGCCCAAACCCTCGAAAACCTCGGCCTCGCCCACGACACCGCACCGGTCGAGGGATTCATCGACGCCCTACAACGGCAAACCGGCGTAGCCGACGAACAACTACGCCCCGCGTTCGACCGGCTCGTACGATCCATCGGCGACACGGCACAAGCCCAGGACGCCCTGAAACTAGCCCTTGACGTTTCGGCCGGATCCGGGAAGTCCCTCGACGCCGTAACCCAGGCCCTGGGCCGCGCCTACGACGGAAACACGACAGCCCTATCCCGGCTCGGCGCTGGGATCGACGCATCCATCCTGAAAACCGGGGATATGGAAGCCATCACGGCGCAGCTCTCCGCGACATTCAGCGGGCAAGCCGCCGTAGCCGCCAACACCTACGAGGGACGCATAAAGCGCCTCGGCATCGCCGCCGACGAACTCAAGGAAGCGTTCGGGGCCGGGCTGCTCTCCAATATCGACTCCGTATTCCGGCTCCTGAATCGCAGCGCAGACGCCACCGGGGACACAGAGGATGCCATTAGCAAACTCGGCGAGGAAGTCGGGCTACTCATATCGGGCCTCGCCGTAGCGGCCGACAGGCTCAGCGCCCTGGGCGGAGACACAGTCGAAACTACGGCCGACATAACAGACTTTGGCGACGGCCTGCGATACGTCCTGCAAAACCTGAACCCATTCACGACCGGCGGCCGTTTCGCCACCGACATGATTATGGACATGGGCCGTGAGGCCGAAATCACGGCCGACGCCCTGAACGCCGTAACCCTTCGCATGATGGGCCTCGCGCAGTATTTCGGGCAAACCGTCGTCGTGACGGAACGCGCAAACGCCGAAACAAGCCGATACACGGAACTAGCCAAATCCCTAGGCGCCGAAATCGGCTTCGGTAACCGGGGCTTGCAACGCTACAACGCATATCTAGAGGACCTCGAAAGCAACTCGGGATCCGCTGGCGCCGCATCCGAAAAACTCACAGACCGCCTACAGCGGCAAACCGAAACCGTCGACGGCCTGCGCTCCGCCCTCGCCTCGCAAGTATCGGAGCTCGAACGAGGCGCCGCAGCTGTAAACAGTTACGTGGAGTCAGTCGCGGGCAAAATCCTCGGCGGGCTCGATCTGGGCGAGGCCTACGCCCAGCAGTTCGACGAGGAAGGAAACAGGGTCGGAAAAACTCTGATAGAGGCCTTCCAGGCGCAGGTAAATCAGGCCGAATGGTTCGGGAACGTCCTAGACGCTATTCGGGCCTCAGGAGGCTCGGAAAGGCTTATAAACGCCATCGCGGCGGAAGGCCCGGAGGCCGGTGGGGCGCTGGGGCAGCAAATCATCGACCAGGGCCTCATCCCGGAGCTCGACGCGAAACTGACGACGGCGGCCGAAGCCGCTAACCGGGTCGGCGTAGCCATGGCGGCCACATTCGCTCCTAACGGGGTCGAGGCCGCTATCGGCATGGTGAACGGCATCGCCGCGCAGCTGCAAAAGGAAGGCAGGCGGCTCGGCCGTATCGGTGAGGAAATGGGCAAACCGATCGGGGCCCGACTGAAAGCACAAATAGCGGAGGACGTCGCCGCCGCCGTGCGGGCAGCAGAGGCCGCCGGTGCAGCTGCCAGGGCCGAAGCCGTCGCCCAGGAGGAGGCACGGCAGGCCGCCATAACAGAGCAAGCCATCGCCCAGGCCGTGCAGCGACTTATCGTCAACAGCGATCAGCGGGCCGGACGTAACACGCGACCGGTATTGGCATGAGCTCACCCGTAACGGAAATCGCCCTAGCTGGGGTCGCCCTCGACCTCGGGGACGTCGAGTATTCGGTCCAGGTGCAGCACGGCCGCAACGACGTAACCTCACAGCCCGAAGCATCCTCCTGCCAAATAACCGTATTCGGGCCCGACGGCATCACCGCCGATATGGGCGACAGCCTCTATATCGAGGCATACGGTTTCGCGCGGTTTACGGGCAACGTCAGCGACGTCACCATCTCGCATCTATCGAGCAACCCGCCCACGGCCGTCACAACGATCATCGGTATGGGTAACCTAGCCAAACTCGGGCAAGCCGTCACCGGCGAAAACGGCTACCCACACGAGTCCGCCTTCGACCGGGCCGACACCATCCTCACCAATTCCGGGCTCAACTTCCTCAACGGCGGAAACACAGCCCTAGAGATCCACCAGGTTTCATCCGGGGACGCACAACCCGAGTCATGCCTCGACGGCCTTACCTCCCTGGCGGCCTGGTCCGGAGCGACATTCTTTGATACACCCGAGGGCCTGATTTGCTTCGAGGATTACGGAAACCGGGGAATCACCGCGTTTGCCGGGACCTGGCAAGCCCTGACCGAGGAATGGAGCTACTACGCCCAGGCGTGGGACTCATTCCCAACCGACCAGTCGAGTTTTGTGTTTCCATCTAATGGCGTCGTGTGGTCACCGACCTGGCGCAAAACCCTTGCGGCTCTCATAAATGACGTGACCATCCAATATGGGGCCGACGGGGACCAGATTGAGCAAAGCGACGACACCGGCTCCATCGCCCTGTACGGCCGCCGCGCCTATGTCCTGAACACGCGCCTACGGAAACAATCCGACGCCCAAACCCGCGCCGCTAACATCCTGTCGGCGCAAGCTCTCCCCCTCTGGAACCTAGGACAAATCTCGGTCCGCGTCGACCTGCTGAACAACCAGGACCGCGACCGGGTCCTCGCGTTGCTCAACGGCGCGACCATCACGATCGAGGACCTGCCGGACCCGGCCCCATACACAGCCTTTACGGGCATCGTCGAGGGATGGGCCGAAACGTACACGCCCGGCACCCACACAATGACTCTCAGCATCAGCGACCCGCGCTACTCGTACCAGACGGTTGAATGGGGCGACGTCGATCCTGCGCTAACCTGGGCCCAGGTAAACGCATCCGTAATCTGGTACAACGTCGTCACAGCCGACGACCTCGCCGCATAAGGAAGGAACATGCCAAACACCGCCAAAGGCACGCCGTATGTGGTCAGTACGGACCTCGTAGCCAACTACCCGACCGTATCGAGCGACCTCGCCGACCACATCGACGACAACCTCGCCTACAACGCCGTCACCATCAACGCTCAAACCGGCACGACATACACATTCGCCCTGGCGGATGCGTCCGAAGGCAAACTGGTAACCGCGTCTAACGCGGCATCCTCGACCTACACAGTCCCGCCACAATCCTCAGTCACCTGGGCAAACGGTGCCGTACTGCGGATCCTGAACCAGGGCGCAGGAATCGTGACCATCGCGGCCGGATCAGGCGTCACAATCAACGGCACCCCGCTGACCCTGGCCCAATACAGAGGCGCCGCGATTCAGCGGACCGCGAGCAATACGTGGACGTTCGTCCCTTTTTCGGGTGGTGTCGGTAACGCTGATTTCAGCGACGCCGCGACCGGCACCTACACCGATGGAAACGGCGTCGCATGGAAATATAAGGATTACAGCGCGTCAGGAAATCTCACGATCTCAACTGCCGGACTGATCGAAGTGATGGTCTTGGCAGGCGGCGGAGGAGGTGGCGGAGCGACGTCCGGAGCCTGGGGGGGAGCCGGAGGCTCAGGCGGGTATGTAGGATTCGGAACGTTCACTAATGCGCGTGCTGGGGCACTATTTTTGTCCGCAGCGACATACACGGTGACGGTTGGCGGCGGCGGCGCAGGTGGCGCATCGGGGAATAACGGTTCTTTCGGGAACGATAGCCGTCTAGGAGATATTTACGCTCATCGAGGAGCACCGGGCACCCCAGGGTCTTCGAATAACACACTCAAGGGCGGTTCAGGTGGAGGCGGGGCATCCGCCGGAGCTGGCATCCCAGGTCAAGGAAATGATGGCGCGGGACTAGGTGGCGGCCAGGCTGGCGCGGGCGGAGGGATCGGTGGAGCCGCATCCACTACGACGGGTGGGGCAGGCCTCGCAATCAACATAACCGGGTCCAGCGTCACATACGGAACGGGCGGATCTGTTCTAACAACATACACAGCTGCCAGCATTGGCGGTGGTGGAGACGGCTACGCTGGCTCAATCGTTATCGCAGGCGATGCAGGTGGCGCAGGTCGCGTAATTGTGAGAGTGAGAACCAACTAATGGCAAACGAAATTGCACACGCGGCTCGCGTCGAGAACGGCATCGTCCGTGAGGTCATCGTGATCCCTTACATGGATGACAAGGACGACAAAGTGACCGAATACTGCAACGCCATCGGCCTATCAGGGACCTGGCTGGACTGCTCCTACCTCGGCTCACGTCGCGGGAAGTATCCCGGTATCGGTGACCGCTACGACGCCGAACTCGACGAATTTGTCAGCCCAACACAACCTACGGAGGAATGATGACGGAGCAATCCATCGAGGAAACCGAAACACCGAAGCCCAAGAAGGCCGCGAAGCCTAAGCCGGAGACCGCACGGGAGAAGGCCCGCGCCATCACGCTCGCCAAAATGGCGGCGGCCGCTAAGTGAAATGGAGCCCGCTGAACTCGTCGGCGTCATCGTCGGCCTGCTGACGATCCTAGGCATCATCCTGGGAGCTCTCATGTGGGTAATCAGGCGAGAAGTCGGCGCTATCTCGGCCGAGTTCCGGCCAAACGGGGGCAACTCCGCCCGGGATTTATGGGCCCGCACGGAGCTGGAAGTACGCGACCTCCGCAACCGGCTCGACCACCACATCGACAACCACAACCGCTAGGAGCCCCGTGGACCGCCTAATGGGCCGAGACGCCCGAAAGTACCTTTACACGGCTGCCGTGGCCGCTATGGCCCTCCTAGTGGCTTACGACGTCATCTCAGCCGAATCGGCACCCTTATGGCTGGCCCTGGTAACTGCCGTGCTCGGCCTGGCGGCGCCCGTCACCGCCCTGGCAAACCTGACTCCGCGGCCTAGCGATATCGCCGATAGTGCCGAAATCGAGATCGAGGGCGAATAATGGCCCGCCTAGTGGCAGCCGGAGTAAAGCTCCGCGACCAGGTAAATAAGCGTTTCCCGTCTAGGGATAAAGCTTCGGACGGTTGGATCGGGGACAGGGCCCACCGGGCCCGAAAATCCGATCACAACCCGGACGCACGCGGATGGGTACACGCCCTCGATATTGACGCGGACCTAGTCCCGTGGAGCGAAAGACTTTCACGACGCGCCGCCAGGGCCCTAGCGGACCAGCTCGTCGAATATGCCCGGTCCGGGGCCCCAGGATCCGACCGGCTCAAGTACGTCGTGTACGACGGGCAAATCGCCTCGGGCCACTATCCGACGACGTATTGGACATGGCGCGGATCTGGCTACGGTCATTATCACCACATCCACATCAGCTTCACCGACGTGAAACCCGTCACCGGCCGACGGCCTTTCCCGCTACCAATACTCGGGAAGTAGCCCGACCGTGTCGAAACCTCGGGAACCTGGTCGACCCAGGATCCTGACCCTCGATATCGAAAACAGCCCCCACCTAGTCAGAACCTATGACCTATGGGGCGCCAACATCACGCCGGACAAAATCATCGAACCTGCCCGGATGCTTTGCTGGGCCGCCAAATGGCTCGACCAAAGACAAATCCTGTTCAGG